AGATTACCGAATAACTGAATCGTTGAATCGCCTTTCACAGGTGAGATGTTGGCACGCATTTTCACGGGTGTTGAGTACGATACGATCTTCTCGCCTGTGTAGTATCCGTCACTGTCAACGACCTCTGTGAATCCCTGATACAGTGAGTAGTACAGTGTCTGATGATTTCGTTTCAGCGTCTTCATGATGCTGTGTACCTTCCGACAGGTACGATATCCTTCATCATGCTGGGCGGTATGTCAGCGGCTTCATACTGTCGGCTAATTTCGTTCTCGGTATGCGTCAGTTCGCCTTCGCTTCCAGCACGATTGATGAGATATACCGCTAAGGAAATTGCCTTGGATTCATATTTCTTCGGCAATTCGATATCTGCATCCGCATCAGCAAACGGATACAGCCTGTTCCATATTGCTTCGATTGCAGAGTCAAGGTAGACCTGTGCAACCTGTTCTGTGACTTCGTTCTCGTCATCGTTGACAAGCAGAAGCACTGTTTCGAGCATGCTCATAGTCTACCTCCACTCTATTAGCTCCAAGTCAGCAGAGTAGCGTACCGCTCGTCTGTGAGAGCCGCAACGTAGTATTTACGTGCGATGATCGTGTTCTTACGGATATCAGCATCAGCAGAAGATCTGTTGTAGAGCTGATAGTCTTCGACCTGTGTGCCGGATTTGACGAACAGCGTGACTGCCTTACGTGTAGCAAGGATGATCTTCTTGGATGTAGCCAGGTTGGATACATACAGCGGTGTGCCTGCGACATGTCCCAGGTATCCCTGTTTTTCAAACCCTTCGACATATTTCAGCGAATCCTTTAAGGATTTTCTGACTGCTGCATAGTCAGCCTTATTGACCAGTGCGAACGTGCCACGGGCTGCTTCAACAGATTCATCGGATTCCGGGATCAGAGCCTGTGCATCTACGAATGCATCAAAGAATGCAGCGTTTGTAACTGTGACAGTCTGATTTGTCTTTTCAAACTCGCCAACGATATCGTTGTTCATCTTATTGAACAGGTCAGTACCGCTGTAACGAGCGATTGTCAGACCGATGTAGGGATCTGTCATCTGCTCTTCGTCATACCATACACCCTGGTTCTGAGCGAGTTTGATCTCATATGATTCTTCGCCATAGTCGGCTTCGATGAACTTTGTGTTGCCAGCCTTGAGCTGAAGGATCTCAGCAGCCTGTCCACCCTTAGTGATTACCGCAGGATTATTGCCTGATGCCGGTGTTGTGACTTTTGCATAGTATTTGTGGAACTTTTTAATCATTCCCGGAACACCCGTGAGGGATGTGTCGACTGTGCAGAAACGTGCATGGTCGATGTGGGAAAGGAACTGATCCTCAACTGTATTTGCGAGGATGAAATTTGAATACGGTTTGTTGCCTGCTGTTTCGGGCATGCTTATACCTCCATTTAATTGCTTTCAAGCATCGCTTTGTATTCCGATTCATGCTCAAGCATGAAACGGTTCTTTTCATTCGTTGACAATTTGCTGAACTCCTGTTTTGTCATTCCATTGTTGGCTGTGCCTGAACGAGGGATCGGATCGCTCTGTACAAGTTTCTCTTTGACAGATGATGTCAGTGCGCTATTGAATGCGGACTGATTTGCGAACACAGTTTCCATGTCACCATCGAATAGTGCTTCCGCAGTCTTCTTAGCGAGATCACTATCATAACCTAATGACAGGTATTTGTTGGTGTACTCGCTGATCTGCTTTTCCTTCTTCAGTGCCTTGTTCTCTTCGATGAGATCATTCCACTGCTTTGTGCGTTCTTCTTCAGCCTGCTCTTCAGCAGTCATCCGTGCCTTGAGATCCTTGTTCAGTTTTGAGATTTCACTGTTCTTGTCGGAAAGCATTTTCTTGTACTTATCGACTTCGCTGTTCACGGCTGATGGAGCAGCGACCTTTGCTTTCTGCAATGCATCGTTTACTTCCTCAAGCGTCATTCCGTCTTTGTAGGCATCCCCTAAGAGTGATTTCAGAAAATCCATTGATTGTCCTCCTTTGTGATTAAGGTCTTCCCTGACCATGGTGTGATTTAAGACTTCCCTGTCCCAGCTCATAACAAGTTATGATCTGCGTTTTTGTGATTAAGGACTTCCCTGTCCCATTCGCTTAACTCAGCGAATAAAGTAGAAAACAGCGACAGTTCACGTTGTTTTCTGCGCTCTTGAATCCACCCGGATACAGAGCAGAGTCTCCGTCATAAGTGAAGAACTCTTCACCTATAGGGACTTTTTTTGATTGGAGATAGGAATGCGTGTCACGCACCTTATCATCCATCATCGTCATCCATGACTTGGTACCGGATAATCCAAGTGAACGGATAACTTCCTCGGCAGTGTCTTCACCTGCTGTGCAATACACACGATGTGCTTCGGAATCCACAAGCGTTGTGAATAATCCGAGTGAACCTTCGTTGACATGATCCCGTATGCGGTCTTTGATGTTCTTCCCGTCAATGTCTTTGATGATGGTGTCGTACATCTTCATAATCGATTCGGGAAGAACGACATTCAGACCCAAGTCATCGATCACATCCTGCTCAGCCAGCAGGTAGTAATAGATGAGGAGATCCAGCAGTTCATCGAAGATTCCTTCCACTGCCTTGTCTTTTTGGTACTGCGTCATGTCGGCAGTCATATATCGCTGATATATTTCCGCTGACATGATATGCAGTTCATCGAAACTGAATCCTTTCATAAAAAAGAGGGACATACAGATTACTCTGTAATGTCCCTTTGGACTTATTTAGAACCGATGTATTCATCGGTATCCCTGTCCGGCAGCTCTTTAGATACCAGTTTACGTTCAATTTTGATAATGCTGATCTTACCGCCCTCAATCTTCAGTTCTACTGCGTTGCCACGATTGAAGAGCTGGTTCTCGATTTCCTTGATGGTTCGCTCAGGTAAGTACCGTTTCATTGTTCACCTCGGAAATCTCATTCACAATTTCACTTTCGTATGCACCGATCTTCGCTTCCTTTTCGGCTACCCATTCATTGTATTCCTTAAGGTCCGTTTCGATATCTACGGAGATATTTGAATACAGGTAAGCCTGTCTCGGCGGTATCGTTGCCAGCAATGTATTCAGCACCTGCGCCTTACTCTGCGGATTCTCATACGGCCTTCTCGGAATGTCGATGCTGATATCCGATACAGTGAGGTCGATGGGATCAAATCCCGAACGTGTCTCTCTGCACAGATTCAATACATATTCCAGGATGATACGTTCTGATTTGACAAACAGTTTCTCCGCTTCGGCTGCTCTGCCTTCCGCTTCGTACCATCCCGACCGAAGGATGACTGCCGACCCTGTGTCGGACGAGGATGTCGAATGCGTTCTGTCATTCGGCATACCTACAATACGAAGGATCGTGTCATAGATCATGTCCTGCAGTGTCTGAGCGGAATTCTGATCGAGATCAGAAGACAGGTATTTGATCTCACCCGGCATATCGCTTGAGCGGTCACCGTATTCGATCATGCCCATCTGTGTGAGCAACTGTTTCTGCGCATCCGTCAGCTGAATATTTCTGAGGATCAGCAGAGACTGCACCAGCTGTTCGATGGCATCTCCCCTGTTCGACAGGATCAGATTGTACAGGTCCAGCAGATCGAGTACCGATTCGAATACCCCCATCCTCGCCATATTCGCTGTGTATTCCACGATAGGGATGATGCGGTTGTATCTCGGTTCGCTCTTCAGGATCTCAGCGTATCCGTCACCGACAGGTACAGCGAATTCATAATAGTGATCCTCGGTATAGCAGGAGAATATCTTCGTTTCGTCTGACAGTGTAACGAACTTTACACCAAGTGCGGGCGGTTCCCCTAACTTGTTGCGGTATACGACATATGCTGTTCTCGGATCAACTGTATACATCTCGAACGGCGCACGTTCACCGTATCCAAGATACTGCTCAGGTGTAACGATCTTTACACCGACACCGCCGATGAAGATCCATGAGAACAGTTCCTTGTCTATGGTGTCTTTGTCCCGGACACCCATATACCGATTAAGAAGCTGGACATCATCGAGTTTATCACTGTTAACTGATGCATACTGTACCCCGTCACTATCGATATAGTTTACTTTGAAGTCAACGATCTCCTGTGCGATGTTTGCCACAACATTATTGCAGATCTCAGGCCTTGTGGTCTTGACCCTCTGCTTGATGGGCTGGACACCTTTGTAATAGTTGTACAGATACGTTATGTCGTTTGCATTTTTATAATGTGTCTGATAGGTCTCAAGAACGATCTCACGGATATTGTCCTCAGTAATGGGGATGTCATCCATGAAGATCTTCCTTCGTCCCTGGTAAATGAGGTTGTAGTTGCTGTCCGGTGCTGGATTGTTCGACATACAATACCTCCTTTTATATCCTTATAATATATAATCAACGAAACCGTCAACAAAATCAGAATAATCTCTGTGAAATACGTACTTTAACAGCCTGATATGTGAATACCATATCAGCAGCCATCGTCAGTGAGTCGGGTGCGTCATCATGGATCTGTCTTGTGTTAAACAGCGGTCTGAACTGATAGACTTCCTGCATGAACGCTTCATAGATCTTGTCCCTGTGATTGGAATCACGGAAGACAAAATACTTTTTGATGGTACCGGCGGCATTGCATATGCGTGCATGTTTGCCTTTCCCTTCCAATGTTGACGCAGGTTTCTTGTCGACAGTGATGAGATATCCGATCCTTCGCAGTTCATTCTCAAGATCTTCTGCAAACCTTTCGGTCGTTTTGTTGGCTTCCACCCGAACAGAATGTACTTTATTGCGTTTGATGCATTCAGCCAGCGCAGGTATCGTGTATTCGACTGTCCTGTTGTCGAAGAACACATCCTTTACATAAATATCGTCATTCTCATACTGACAGCAGACAGGCGCAGCCACACTGTCACCGCCGCCATACGCAGGGTCAACAGCCATGAAGATGCGCACGGGTGTCTCGCCTTTCGGAAGCATGCCGTCATAGAACCGCATCTCCGGGGAACAGAAGATCCTTCCTTCCCGTTCAATAGGATCATTCATGTACTGCGCATACCACGATGCTTCATCATGTTCTGCTTCGAAGGATGCCCTTCTGCGCTCGTAATATTCCGTAGAGAAGCCAACACCGTTATCGTATTCGAAATTGCTGTTGCCCTCAGGATCGAGCGCAGGAATCGTGATCTCTCTCCATCTGCGACCCCTGTATTTCGGATTTTCCTTCAGCAGTTTCATCCGCTTGCCGATGGGATCATTCACAGACCACCTTGTGCCGATCCATAAGAACACAGTGTTTTCCTTGCCACGGGGAATCAGATCGTTGTCCACCATCGTCCATGTCTTTTCAAGACGCTGGGGATTCAGAGCCTCCTCTATGCCGCTTATCAAGTCATCTGCTACGATGGCCCCGCCTGATGCATCGATTGCCCCGGAGAGGGTCCCCCCGATGGATCGACAGGACAGGGACGCATAACGTTTCTTCCTGCGCAGGTCGATGGTTGTATCGGCAGCGTTTGTCTGTACGACAGGACAGTTGGGAAATATATCCGCATAGTTGTATTCGGGGTCTGTCAGCAGTTCCAATGCACCTTTATAGAATGCAGATGTCAGCGTTGCGGAGTATGAACAGTACAGGTTTGCCGTATCGCCGTTATTGATCCCCATTTCACGAAGGATAAAGAATTCCACCAGTGTTGTCTTGCCGGTTCTAGGTGGCTGTGACAGGAACAGTTCCTGGATGCGTCTGTCAGACAGGTCCTGCAACGCTTCACAGTGATCCCGCAGAATCTTTCGGCGGGGAAGCCAAAAGCGTGAATTCGGATCCCGGTGCCATTCCATAGCGATCATGAAGGAATCCAGGGAATACCACGCATCCTGTTTGTACAATGTATAAAGCACCCTGTTCAGTTCCTGCGCTTCATCATACTGTTCATCTTCGGCGAACCTGATGCGCTGTTTCATCGTGATCTGAATAGCTTTCTGCAATGCTTTGTGTTCATCACGCTCTTCCGCAGCAAGGTCAGGAAACGCTTTATACAGGTCGACATCTTTGCGGTTTCGCTCGATCTTGTTGATCAGTTTTTCAAAATATGAATTGTCCTTATGAGCCATATATCCCCCCTATATTAACTTATGATACAGCATAAATTCTTCTTATAATTACCTTTATTTTATCTTATAGGTACGATAAAATCTAATTACAGAGATACGGGCTGCATGTGATCCTCCTTTCTAGAAATTGTCATACTGTGAGCCATTAGGCTGTCGCACGTATCTCTGTATGGTGATATTCGGCAAGGGTTCTTTCTTGCATGGCATACTCTCCTTTTTCACTTCTATATCTTTCGGGCAAAAGTCGTGTTTGGGTCAGCACGGCTTTTGTCGTTTTGATGGACAAATACCATGGATGATGTATCATATTCGTACATCTGAATAGCCATGCCCAAACATGGCGAAAGCCGTTCCTGTTGTGAGATCCGGGAACGGCTTTTCATTTGCTGGTATGGATGGAATATGGAAACAAAAAAAGCAGGGAGTCTCACCCTGCTTTCCATCTTCAAGAATAGAAGATTAAAAAAATGACATACATATAATAACACATTAACATGGCCATGGAACAACAAAATGACGGAATTGAAAAGAAAATGACTATATTGAAATAAAAAAGCGGAGAGTATCCGCTTTTGTTGTTTCAGGCTGCAAGCTGCTTCGCATATTTGAAAAATGAGCGTCTTGAGATGCCTAACAGAGATGCACATTCTTCGGCAGTATGGTTATGTGTCAGATAGTCCTCGTTGTACACAATGCGGAAGCGGTCCATATCCAGCGTGAGGGATGGTCTGCCTTCTTTGT